TCCTGATTTATTTCTACAAGGTACTATCCTTCCAGTAGTTAAATTACAACTCATATTATTTTATTTTTTTTGTAAGTATTAGGAGGCTTTTACACCTCCTATTTACTTGGATTATTAACTTAAGATACTGATTATCAGTAAATTAAAATTTAGCAATTATGCTTGGTAAAGAACTATTTCAGATCCTAAACCATACTGGATTCCATATGCAAATCTTGCAACAAATCTAGCATTTCTATCACCTAATGTATCAGCAGTATCAATTACCCTGATTTCATTTAAATCACTTAAAACTGAAGTCCCAAAATAAAGATTAGAAGTTTGTGCTAATGCCATTGTGTTTGTAGACATACCATTTGCCATGAATACTGGAACTCCATCAAAAGTTAATGCTTGGTTATTATACCACATTTGACCTTTGTTTTCATATCCACCACCAAAACCTAAGGCAAGACCACCTAAAGCTCTAATATAGTTCTTCATTACATCTTTAGAAACATATAACTTAAGATCTTCCTTTCCATAGATTGTGTTAGGACATAGATCTAAAGTAGCTCCCATTTTTGCTACAACATTTGCAGCAGTAATAGCAGCAGGATTAGCTACATCAATAATATCTGCATCAGCAGCCCATAATGTTTCATATCCATCTATCTCTCCTGCATTTGCATTTGTCCCAGTCCATATATTTGTTTCCACACTTGCAGCAATTTGGTCTGCAAAGTTAGCAATGATAAAGTCTGAAAAAGAAGAAGGCATATTAGTGAATGCACTAACTCCTAATTCTGCTGATTCCCATGAATCTACAAATTGTTTAGTACAAAACTTAGTGTTTACTTGAAACTCCTCAGTTTGTAATACTCTTTCTGTAATTGCTACAGTTCCTTGATCATCAAAATCACATGTTGAATTTTTAATAAGACCTGATGTAGCTACCTTTTGTATAACACTCTTGTGTTGTACATTTGGCATAACAGTTACACCACCATTCTCTAGTGTAGTTCCTGAAAGTAATGCACTGGCTATATATTTTTTTGCGCTAGCACCACTATAGCTTGTTGTTATTGTTGGTTTACTCATTTTTTTTGAATTTTAAAATTTATATTATTTACTTAATTTTTTGATAATTCTATCAAGACTTGTTTCAACTCTATTTGATGAGATTTGAAATTCCATCTCTTTAGATTTTGACTCAGGACTATGTGTTATTGGCTGTGCTGCAGGTTCTGCTGACAATTCAGTTTCTAACTTTTCAATTTCCTCTTTTTGAGATCCTAAAACTTCAGATAGATTTGTTTTCATTTCCTCTACCATTGATTTTAGTTCATTGAATTCTTCTTTTGATGGATAATCTGTAGCTAAATCTTCAGCCTTAACATCTTCTTTAGATGTTTCAACTTCTTCTTCAACTTCTTCTGTAGCTTCAGAGATACTGTCAATTAGACCTTCTTCTTTAACTACAACTGATCTTCCATCTTCTAAAGTATATTCACCTATTGGCATTGGAACTCTATCATCTTCTGTGACAATAAAGACTTCCTTACCACCTTCAAATGATTCTGCCTCTATAACAGTACCATTCTCTAGATTCATAGTAGCTAGTGTAACTTCTTCAGCTTTCACTTCTACTTCTTTTACTTCTTTTGACAACTCCATGCCTAAGATGTTTTTGATTTTACTAATTGTATCAGTTGCTTTCATGACTATATAATTATATTGATTTAAAAATTTATATTTTTGGTTTAAGTTTCTGTCTTACCAACTCCTTGTCCCCATATTGTACCATCACAGCATTCTATCCTATAATTGTTATCATCACAAAGACAACCTTTTGTAGATCTTATAGGACTAGTATATGATGGTGTTGGATTTTTTCTCTTTTTTTTACTCATCTTCCTTGTTGATTATAAGGTTTTACATAATTAGTAGCACCTTTATTCTTTGATGTCTTAGATTTAGCATGAACTCCCTTTCTTCTAACCTTCTTTTTTTCTAAAGTTGTTGAACTTATAAACTTACTCCTTGCCATTATCTATTAATTGGTACACAATTAGGAACTCTCTTACCATTCTTTATTTTAGTTCCATACATTTCATATCCTGATTGACATGGTTTCTTTAATTCATGCACTTCACAAGGCATGTACCATTCTTTACCTTCAATCTCATGCATATGATAACCCTCACATCCTATGTTCATAGCCATTTCTTCAGCTTTTTCTATGGAAGAATATGCTAATCTATCATCTATGATTGCAAAGTTATCATCAACTACTACAGTTTCAAGTTCTAACTCTCCTAATTCTCTTAGTTTGTTTCTACTCCAACCTAAAGCAGCTAACCCACCCCATAACAAGTATGATATATTAGCACATGCTTCACTATCATTCTCATTCTTTCTGTATTGATCTTCAGCTCTAGATAAATAGCTATACATTCTTTTAATTGTTTCTACAGAGATGTTCTTCTTTTGTGCTAATTGTGTTGCTCTGATCTTACCAACATCTGTTGCACATTTATTCTTTATTTTTTTATTGAGTTCAATCCCTCTTTCAGCATTATTTGCCACTCCATCAGGATAATCATTAAAGCTCTCTAATGCAACTTCTTTGTCCTCTATAACATTCTCTATTTCTGATAACAGAAACTCTGCCTCAAGGTGTTCTAATTCACTTAGAAAGTCATTCATCTTCTCTTTAGGTCTTTCAGCTTTATCAGCAAAATAGCCTTCTATTGAGAAACCTTTAACTACTCCTTCTTTTACATAGTTTTTCCATACATCATCAGAATCTACTCTAATTGCTCCCATCCATGTACCTACTGGAACTTCTTTAGTATTTTCATACAATCTACTCTTATCATACACTTCATCCTGAACTATCCAACTCTCTACAAGTGTTAATCCTTTTAAACTGTATTCATGTTCTAAACTTGCATTGTGTTGATTGCCTTGTTTAAGATACATCTGTGATGCCTTCTCTACAGTTTCATTAGAGAAGTATATGTAATAATCTTCATCTTCTCCTTTTCTTAAAATTGGTTTATTAGGAATTAATACAGCACCTAGTAGTATTCTTTTATCTTTTGATACTTCTGCTAATCTAATTTGCTCATCTTTTAATGCAACAAAATTTGACTGTATTGCAGGATTCTCTACAATAGAAATTGCATCAACTCCATTGTATTCAGTTTCCTCATCTAATATTAATTCTATAATCTTCATATTATTATAATCTTTTATTTTATTTATTTATTAAATTCCTGCAACCATTACTCTGTTTCTTGCAAGTTCTTGAGCTGTTGTAACTTCTTCTGCAACTACAAATGCTTGAATTGGTTCATTTTGTTTTTCTCCTATTGCTGATGCTAATTGATTAATTGGTGATGCACCTACTACATTAAAATCAGGAGCTTGTATTTGAGGTACTGGAGCTTGTCCTCCTCCACCTGCTGAAATACCACCAACACTTAGAACAGGTATTTGAGTTTGTTTTATTGCTTTAATTTGTGCAAACCCAGTAGCTAATACAGTAGCAACTCCTGCTATCTTAGTAACTAATGTACCTTCAGATTCTAAAACATCAGCAGCACCTGCATATGTAGATATTAATGCATTTGCTATACTTAATGCTTTTGCTGCATTTGAACCCTCAGTAGCAAAACCTAAACCTAATGCTGTAAACTTTAAAATAGTATCTGCTTTAAATTTTTCCCCAGTTTCAGTTATAGCTGTTGTATCATCTTCACTCTTTTTTGTAATCTCTGCAATAGCTGCAGCTTTAGCTTCTTCTAAACCTAATACATCACCATCATACTTTTTAGCTTGTTCTATTAAAGCATCATATCTTTCCTGAGCTTTAGTAACTAATAATGCTGTTTTTTCTTCTTCACTAATAGCTAATGCCTCTCTTTGTGCTAATGTGAATGCAGCTTCATCATCAAGTTCTTTTTGTTTATCTGCAGCAGCCTTATCTTGATCAGCTTTCTTTAATGCTTTCTCCTCATTATTAAGAGCTATAATTTGACCAGTTACTTCTTTTTGTTTTGTAAGTCTTGCAGTTTCTAATGTTATTAGCTCTGCTTTTAATTGTGCCTCTAGTTCTAAATCTTCTTTAGTAGAACCTGAAAGTTTGTTTTCTTCCTGAATTACATTTAATCTAATTCTAGCTAATGCTATTTCTTTATTTGTAATTTCTTCTTCTAATGTACTAGCCTCTTTAAGAAATCCTATTCTTTGTTCAGTTGTGAAATTTTCTCTATCTACTGCCTTTTCTAATAAGTCTGCTCTCTCTCTATCTGCTTTAGCTCTATCAACTATTAATTGTCTTTGAATCTTATCTCCTCTAGCTGTTGCATCTGCTAACTTAGAAACAATAGCAATTTCCCTTTTAGTTTCTTCTCCAAAATTCTTTACAGCATCAGTAGCTTCTTTGAAACTTTCTTTAACTCCATTCATAGCCTTTTCAGCTCCTTCAGTATCACCTCTAAATTTAGCTCCTAAATATTTACCAACTCCTAAAATTGCATTTCCAAAACTTGTCATGATGTCTGTAACATTCCCTACAACTACACCAATTTGTTTTGTGATTTTTATAAATTTATTTTGTCCTTCTTCTGAACTTGTGAAGGCTGCTGCAACTGCTGCTATTCCTGCAATTAGTAATCCTATTCCTGCAGCTTTAATTGCTTTACCAAATGTATTAATGCTTTTTATAGCACCAATAATAGCTTTTTTAGCATTATTAAAGCCTGAAACTAAGCCACCAGTTGCTTTGTCAGCAGCTCCATCTAACTCATCCATGTTTGTTTCTACCTGCTTGACTTCTTGAGCAGTTTCTTCAATAGCTTGATTAGCCTCTGTATTATCTACTTGAAAAAGTAACTGTATTTTCTTTATAACACTCATTTGTTTTTATTTATTTCCCAGTTAGCCATCCTTTTAGCAATCTTTAAGCCTTTTTTCCAGTTATCAGGTAGATATTTAGAACCTTGTGCAAACTTTATATTGTCAGTTTCACCATTTACTATCTGTAGTAAGTCTATAATGTTCTTTAACATGCTACTTATATAATACTTAATTGAGATTTTTTTAATAATTTTTGATATTCTTTGTAATCATCTGATCCATTCCAATTATTCTCTCTCCACCATGATGTTACTATGTACTTTGTACCTTCTTTTACATCTTCACCTGAATGCAACTTATACTCATCAGGTTTCCCCATGTGTAAATTATTCCAAATGACAGCTTTGTACTTTTTTGGCTGTATTTCTTTTTTAAGATGTCTAAAATTTGTAGTGCCTCCAGTAAAATCATCATTTAAATACAACATAAATGTATATGTTCTGTTTCCTGATGCTAAACAATTCATATCATAGTGTTCTCCTATAAAGTAATCAGGATGCTCTCTAAAGTATTGACCTTTTTCATATCTCTGACCTTGTAATACTTCTCCTTTATTAAAAGGCACACCTAAATATTTAGCAATTCTTTGATGAATCTTTTTAATAGTAGGATTTTTACTGTCTAATGTTGCTGAGTAAGATGTTCTAGCATTATCTAGTTTACTGTATTGATTTTTAGAACCTGCAACTGTAGATTTATGTGCAAACTTATCTATTAAATATATTAAGTGATCTGCTTCAGCTTTGTTTATAAAATTTTCTACTTCTTTAATCATTCTTTTTATTTTATTGTGACTGACAACTGTTAGTATATGGACCTTGTAGGTTAGTACCTGACCAATAATAATAGTTACCTGCAGGTTGGTCTGCAAAATACCTAGCAACATTCAATACAGTATTACAAGATGAATTTGTGTAAACAGTATTTGCTTGTTCTATTGTATTTGCATCTATATAAACAGTTCTAGGTGTAGTTTGGTTACATAAATCAGGAGCTGTTGATGCATAAAATAAGCTCTGACTTCCACATATTGGAGTAGGTGGAGGTGTAGCAGGAGGAGTAGGAGGAGTAGGTGCATTCTCATTACACTCTATACAGTTTTCTCCTGCTGTAGTAGCAGTTGAAAATATAGTGAAGTTTGTTATGTCTTGTGGGTTTACAGCATTTTCTAAATTAGTAACCCATCTCAAACATTCATAACCAGTTGTACCACCCCTTTGTATAACCCACCATGATGATATTTGTAGTGTTTGACTTACAACATATAAAATTTGACCATTAGGATCATCACAAGTAATAAACTGTGCATAGTATGGACCTTGTGGTGCAACTGGTGGTGTAGGTGGTGGAGTTGTAGGACAACTTGTAAATGAAGTAGGACTCATAGGTCCAGCATTGTTTCCTGATGTTACCAATCCTACTACTTTATATGTAGTTCCACCATTACCAAAAGATACAATATCATTTGTGTTAAAAGTAATCTGTGTGTTATCTTGCTGTGATCTCCAACCAGTTGTGCCATCATCACATTTTTGTAATGAATAATAGTTTACAACTGGAGGTGTTGTTGGACATCCAGTAGCACCTGTGTCTGTTACAGTACCTACATTAGCAGTTGAGTTTGTAGTACCTACAACTATATAAAAAATTCCATTAGAATCTTGAACTCTTGTACCATTAGGATCATTTTCAACTAGATTTGGCAGCTCTACAGTTGTATTACCACTTCTATAACCACCTTGTAAAGTTCCACATTGTTTTAAAGACCAGTATAAAGGACATGCTGTTAATGTTGATTTTGTTACAGATCCCACACTAGTTCCTGATTGAGTAGTTCCTGTTACCTCATATATCTGACTAGGTGTAGCAGTTTCAAAAACAAAATCTCCTACTGCTAAAGCACTTAACTGTTCAGTTGTTTGTGCTGATATAAAACCTGTATTGTTTGTAGAACATTGTTTAAGCTCCCAATAATATATATCATTTGGTTGAATAGTAGTTGGACATCCAGTTGCACTTAAACTAACTACAGAGATTACACCACTTGAAAAATTATTAGGTGTATCTGTATTACCATAAACAATATAAACCTCTCCATCAGGACCTTGCACTCTAGAACCATTAACAGGGTCTTCTGTCATACCAGTTAATTCAGCAGTAGTTTGTTCTGAAACATATCCACCTACTGATGTTGTACATTTTTGCATTAACCAATAAAAATCTGTAGGAGTAGGAGTTGCAGTAGGACAACCATTACTACCTAAATCTACTAATGCAGCTACAATACCATTTGTGTTAGTAGTAGTCCCTATAACTGTATATATAAATCCATTTGCATCTTGCACTCTTGAACCAGTTTGTCCATTAGCATCAATATCTAAATCAATTTGGTCTGTAGTTTCAGGTGATACATAGCCAGTTTGATTATTAGAACACAATTTTAAAGAGTATCTTATTGGATCAGGTGTGCCACCTCCTGAAGGACATGTACAAGTAGATAAAGCTCCTATATTAATTGAACCAGTTGTATTACTTGTTGCTGCTACATAATAACATGTACCATTATATGTTCTTTCAGTTCCTGCTAAATTAGATAAATTAGAAAACCCATAATGTTGTATTGAGCTTGTGTTAGAACAAGAGTTTAAAGTATAGTAATAAACTGGACAAGTACAAGTAGGCAAACTACTTACATCTATAGTTCCAGTATTTGTTGTTGATGCAATGTTGTAACATGTATTATTGTATGTTCTGCTCCCACTAAGTCCTGATGTACCACTAAAACCATATAAAACAGTTCCAGTACCATCACATCTTGTTAAACTATAATAATATGTTGTTGGACCTTGTGTACAATTATATACTTTAGGACTAAAAGCTGATACAGTTTTTGCTGATACTACAGTTGGCTGTCCTGATGTATTATTTACAATAGTTGAAGTTGTTGTATTACTATTAATAATCACATATGCAACATTATTAGAATCTTCTACTTTTTCTGTTATAGCATATGTAGGATTTGTTACTGCTGTTGATGTTCTAAAAGTACTCTCATTATCTGAACACCTCTTTAAACCATAATATAATGTAGGAGGAGTAGTTGATTCAGGACATCCTGAGAATCCAGTATCACTAACTGTTTTTGCTGTGTAAGTTCCTGGTCCTATATTTCCTTTAACAATATAAAAGTTTCCACCTTCTGTTAGCCTTCTATTATTTACAAAATTAAAATTTGCTATTGTAGAAGATGATTCATAAAAAGTTCCTGAGTTAGCACAATCCTCAAAGTAAAGCACATTAGTTTCAGGAGTTCCTTCAGGTTGAGTTGTATCACCACCTCCAGTATCAGGATTAATGCTAGGTATTACATCAACTGTTTCATTTAACAACTGCATTTGACTCTCACCACTTAATAGATTTGTTGTTATACTGTTTATTTTATAAGACTCATTGTTAATGGTTACACTATCTGCTAAACTGTAATTTAAAATAAACTTTTTTGGTAATCTTGCATTTAGTCTTGTTAGTCTTTTAGATCTATTAAATACTGATTGAATATAAAACCTATAATATTTTAAGAATAATGTTTGATCAAAAGCAGTACTATTAGTAAACTCATTTAACTCTAAATTAAAATGTATGTTTTCTTTATTTACTTCAGGTTGAATACTTACTGAATTGCTTGGCATCCAAAATTCACCAAAGTCATTTATTCCTCCAGTTCCAGTTTTCTGTTCTAGAAATCTTATATCATTAGCTGATTGTTGAAATATTGGAATAAACAAAACTGCATCTTCAAAGTAAGGTTCTCCATTTTCATTAGCCATCCATCCTACTTGTACTTCTGTTTCATTACTACCATTTAATAATTTTTCATATTTTAAATGTGCAAATGGCAGCTCTACATTAAATACTTTGTTATTACTATCTAGTAATTCACTATTGTTGTATTTCAATGAACCCCAATCTGATCCACTTAGCTGACTGTGTTGTTTTGCTAACCTTGTATCTGTGTCTTTATATTTAAAAATAATTTCTTCATATGGCAATGCTTTAT